TAGAATTTTTAAGAGATCAATTAGATAAAGCATTAAATGATATAGAAAAATTAAAAGATAAACAAAGAGAGTTTGCTAATGGAAACAGTCATTAATACAGTTGTTGCTCTTTGTATGTTTGTAGCAGGTGAACTAAAAGAACACCGAATACAAGATAAAATGTCAGATTGTCTTAAAGGTAAAAGAGAAGCAGAAAGATCAGCAAACTCTAGCATTGAATATAAATGTGGCAAAGTACAAGCTGTTTTAGAAGATAATATTGATGGCAGTAAAAGTATAAAGAAAATAGTAAATGATTGATAATATAGTGTATAATATTCTAGGTTTTTTTGATGATATTTTATCTAAAATAGATAGTATATTTGTAAGTAAAAAAACTAAAAGAAAAAAAAATAAATGTAAAAATTGTCATTGTAAGTGCCATTGTAAAAATGATTTGCATTTACACCATGACGATAAAGATTTATGTACCTGTGAGGTTTGCAAATGTACGAAGAACTAAAAGAAGAAATAAAACTTTGTGAGGGTTATGTTCCAAAGATTTATAAATGTTCAGAAGGATTTGATACTATCTTTTATGGACACAAGATAACACCTGATGATGATTACGAAAGTGATATAGAATACACTAAAGAAGAAGGTGAAAAAGTATTTGAACAAGATTTCAATAGAACACTACAAGCTGCTGAAAGATTAATAGGAGAAAGAAATATTAATTATATTGCTAAAGAAGTAATTGTTAATATGGTCTATCAGATAGGCGAAGGTGGTGTTTCTAAGTTTAAGAATATGTGGAAAGCTCTTGATAGTGAGGACTATGGTGAAGCATCATTTCAAATGCTAGACTCACTTTGGGCTAAACAAACACCAGCTAGAGCAGGTAAGTTAGCTGGAAAAATGAGGAGTGCAAAGTCATAATGTGGTTAAGTATAGCATCTAAATTAGTTCCAGGCATGATTAAGACTGGTATGTCTATTGCAGCAAATAGAAGAAAAGTAAAAGAACTTCAATCTGTTGCTGAAATGCGTCATGCAGAAAAGATGGCTTCTGGAGAAATTGAATGGAAACAACAACAAATTTCTTCACAGAAAAACGATCTAAAAGATGAATTTGTTTTGATTCTAATTTCAATCCCACTCTTGATCGCTGGTTGGGGAGTCTTTTCAGAGGATGAACAAATTATTGCAAAGCTAGATATTTTCTTTGAACAGATAAATAATTTTCCTCTATGGCTACAAGGTTTAATTGTTGGTGGCTATTCAACTGTTCTAGGTATTAAAGGTGTTTCTACTTTTAAAAAAAAATAATGTCTGATAGTATAGATCTAATAAATGAATATAAAGACCAAGTTCGTATTCTGAAACAAGAAGTTGCAGAATTACAGGATGCTGGTAAATCTAAAGATTCAGCAAACAAAAGATGTTTGCAGAAATTAGAACATTTAACCAAAGACCTTGAAGATGCTAATGATAAGATCAAAAAGTTGGAGGAGATAAAGGATGATAAATGAAAATAATGCTAACAATAGTGATGTGCAGTACCATAGCAAACACTTGCCTAGACCCTCATACTTTTCCTAAAGCTTACGATACTTATTATGATTGCCTTTTAGATGGCTACCAAAAGTCTATAGAAAAGACCAAAGAGGTAGGTAGAGAAGAAACAAATCAATATCAAATATATTCTAAGTTCGGCTGCCAAGAGATGATAGTACCCCCACCAAAACCTAAAACAAAAGCATGATTTATTGTGTAGTTTGGAAACAAGACGATAAATATAGAATGTTTACTAACACCATATTTGACACCGAAAAGAAAGCCACAGAATTTAAAGACAAACAAAAGTCTATGCGTAAAAAACATGATTGCAGAGTTTTAGAATTTGACTATAAATACTTTAATGGAGTTGATAAAATAGATTAATATGGCAATAAACAAAGCAAAAATGAAATGTAATTCACCTAGACGACAAGTTCAGGGTGGTAAAAAGTTTGTTGTTAAAGCCTGTAAGGGTGGTAGAGAAAAGATTATTAGATATGGTGATGCCAATATGACTATTAAAAAGTCTAACCCTGCTAGACGAAAGAGCTTTAGAGCTAGGCATAAATGTGCTACTGCTAAAGATGTATTTTCTGCAAGGTATTGGTCTTGTAAGAAATGGTAAGAAAGTTTTTAAAATTCATAGTGAAAGCTAGAATGCTGTATGCTGATATAAGAGGACATCATGGTAAAAGATGGAATTATGAACCTGGAGATTGGTATATGGGAAGAAATAAAAACAATAAAAATAGGAGATAACCATGTACATGAAGAAGAAAAAAGACAAGAAGAAAAAAAAGAAAAAAACTAAGAAGAAAAAATATTAGTTTATTAGGAGTAGCTACTTGTTAGCTGGGAATGTTGGAGGGTTAAATAAAATGAAAAAAACTATATTAAATGCTTTAGAAAAAAGATATGAAGCTATTATTGCTGAGTCAGATGCAACTTTAAATATATATCTAAATAATAGTGTGGGTATAGGAGAACATCCACAACATATTGACGAAGTAGATAAATTAATAGATAAGATAGCTAATGCCGAAGAAAAACTAAAAATATTAAAAGAGTTTGAATAATGAAAAAGGGTTATCACAAAACTAAAGATGGTCGTACAGTTAAAAAAGGATTGTACTATTACATGAACAAAAGAAAAAAAGCTGGTACTAGCCGAAAAGGTAAAGGTACAGTTTCAAGTAAAGCATTAAAACAATCAAAACGAACTGCCAAAAAATCATAAAAAAACTTGGGTTAAATCTAAAAACATTATTATAGATGTTGGTAAGTGTTCTTATTGCAACATTAATATGACAAACGAAGATTCATTTATTCCTATTGGTAAAATTATTAATGGAAAGTATATTTATAAAAATGCACACTATGAGTGCGTAAGAAAAGCAGACGAAGATAAGACTTATGAAAATGAGTCTAAATTTGATTGGTAATTAATATCCCCAAAATTTCTTAGCATTATTTAAATAATCTTCATTAGCATCACTATTCCAAAACATATGTGTAAAGTCTGGTTGAATGTAATCTTTAAGAACATTTGGATCATTGCTAATCTTCATTAAGTTCTGCCTAACTTTAGCTCTTTGTATTATTCTAGGTATTCTTTTTTTAATATTCTCAGGTTTAAGTTCATCACAATTACCTGCATGATAGACTCTAAACTCTTTCTCATTTACATAACAAAGATAAACTGGCACTTCAAATACTGACCAATAAAAATCTACTTGTAATAAATTATATGGCGAAGGTTTATCAGGTAGCTTACCAGGAAACCAAGACCTAGTTCCATCTTTCTTAACCATTCCCCTTCTAGGCATTTTACATTTATCTTCAATGATAACTTTATCTCCTTTTAAATCTATGTAACCATGCACAGGAATATTAATTCCATCAAACCATTTAAATGCTTCTATCTCTGGCTTACAAGATTCATAACCTGGTATTGTTTGATGTGCTTTATGACAGTTAGCAATCATAGCTGGTACTATACTTTTATAATGACTTAACTTTTCTTGGTCATCAGGTGTAAGTGCAACTAACTTATCTAACTTATCTTTTACAGGAACAAACATTATTTACCTTCTTCCATTTTTTGTAATTGCATTTCAATAGCTTCATTAAACTCATTAGCTATTACATTGGGTTGTTGATATTCTTCCAAGAAATAACTTAATGGTTTTTTTAAAAATTTACTTATCTTAATTAGATTAATTATAGGTATTCGGTTCTCACCTTTTTCATACTTACCTATTTGTTGAAATGTAGATTTAAGAGCTTCTGCAACTCTACTCTGAGTTATAATAGTTTCTTTACCAGTAAACTCATTAACTTTACTTTTTCTAGCTGCTCTTATTTTTTTACCTAAATCAATATAGAATTGATTATCTTCGTCAAAGTTTTTCTTTGCTTTATGTGATAGTTTCATTGTGTTCCTTCCTTTAATTTAGAGTATAGAATCCCTTAAGTGCAAATGCAACTTTTTATATATACTTAATTAAGTATATAAAAATCTAGCATCTTTGTTCTCTGCTTCAACAATTCTTCGGAATAATTGATTGTATTCCTTGAATGCTTTCAGAGTATGTACACATTGCCTTCCCTTATCTTTAGCAGCATAAACTTTTTTATGTGCCTTATCTAGCTTATTGTACAATCTAACATTGCTATTTCTTAAGCTCATCATTCTCCTCACCAACCATTTTTACATTTGCCTTAATAAGTTTGTTGTTGGTGATATTTACTTTCGCAAACTCACTAGGCATTTTTTGATTATGTGCTTTTTGTGTAGCTTCTTCAACAGTTGCACCATCAAAAATTTCTTCAAAATCAGCTTCTAATTCTAAACTTGATGTCTTTAAAACTTTAACCATTTAAAACTATATTTCTGCTATACCCAGAGTATTCTCTTTTAATTTCGTTTCTCTGTTCTAGCTTTTCAATTAAAACACTAACTGAATTTTTACTTTTATAACCCATCTCTTTAGCCATTTCTGAAAAAGTTGGACTATATTTGTATTTTTTAGTATAATTTTCAATAAATTGCAATAGCTTAAGCATTTTGGGTGTCATGGGTCTAAGACCTCTTTGTTTTGTTTTCATCTATGACTAACCTCCTTAATAATTCTGTGTAGCCATTAATGTCATCAAAGCTATCTTTTTTATAATTTTCTGATTGCATAACTCTCCAACATTTAAGAAAAATCATAAATAAACCAAAGAATTTAAGGGGTATTTTAACATCTTGGTTGTTATGAATTGATAAATATTTCTCCATAATTCCTACCATTACATAAGAGGTATGGTCAAAGTGTCCATAATCATTTTGTTTTTGTTTTAATAATCTCTCTATCTCACTTATAAATTTAACATTATCTGACATAATTTCCTTTGTTATCCTCACACCAATGAGCAAAAGCTACTTTGTTTTTGTAAATTGGATATGTTCTTATTCCTATTTCTTTAAATTTAATTACTGATTGATGTATCTCCTCACAAGTGAGAGTAGTTTCAAATTTAACTTTATGTAAAACATATCCCTCACTTGTAAGTAAAGCCAAAACTAAAAAAACAACTTTCAATTAAAAAGGAATTTCTTTGCTTTGTGGTTTAGCTTGTTTAGGTCTAGGTTCATTCTTATAACCAGATAAAATATTACCTGATTCGTTTATCCAACCGATTAAACCTTTTTGTCCACCAGCTTCAGGATAATTCATATCTCCAGTAAATTTATCATCACCTTTGAATAAAACTCCTACCTGAGCAAACACCTTAACAAACTTAGTAT